TGGAAACTAACTGAGCATAAGCATTATTAGTCAATGATACACCAATACCTGCCTCATTATACTGAGTGAATGAGTCGCAGACCATAGACTTCAAATTAGCACCATCCGGTGTTCCCGTAGCATCATTACCATCAATCCTCATACCAATACTTCCGGTCATAAAATTGGTACAGTTTCTGATATATGGTGATCTCCACCTACCAGTGTCACCTTGATTTGCTGGTCCACTGGGAGTATATCCACTATTTGCAGTTTGCCCTGTTATTGGGAAAGCAACTGCACCACCAGTATGCGTTACACCAACTGTTGCACCAGAGAAGTTTAAATTTTCAATTAAACATCCTCTTCTAACCCAGAAAACATCCAAATTAGTATTTTGTGGTTCAATAGCAACTAGTCTTATATCCTCTCCTGTAATTGATATATCTCTTTGAAGACCGATTGGATTATTCTCGACATATCGTCCAGGACGAACCTTAATTGTATCTCCAGGTTGAGCTATTGCTGCTGCTCCACCAATTGTTGCTTTTGCATCACCCTCCAACAATCCACTATTAGAATCATTACCGTTTTTTGAAACCCAAATAGTATTGTGTGTTTCTACACCGGAAGGTCTCCAAGAGACACCAGTTCCAACAGATGCTAATCTATAATCTTTCCCGTTAACTCCAGTTTGATTATTTACATCAATTAATGAACTTTCAAGTTCTAATGTACCTTCTATTTTAGTATCATCACCAACGAATAACTTTTTAACTATGCCAACACCACCATCAATTTGAACTGATGCATCAGTTTTGCTAGTAGCATCAGTAGTATCATTGAATGTTGCTTTACCATCAACATCTAAGGTGGCATTTAATGTAGTATCACCATCAACATCTAAGGTGGCATTTAATGTAGTATCACCATCAACATCTAAGGTGGCATTTAATGTAGTATCACCATCAACATCTAGTGTATTATTAAGTGTGGTAGCACCATCAACATCTAGTGTATTATTAAGTGTGGTAGCATCATTAACATTTAACGTTCCATTTACGTCTAAGTCAAATTGTGGATCATTGTTTTTAATTCCAACCCTGGTCATCCTATAGATTGGAGCACTATTACCAGTTCCTACATATCCCCACAAGTCCTGTGTTTGTATTCTTACAATTTCTTGTGGGTTCCCTACATCAGCGATTGGAATGGTTGTATCTGTTCCTAAACCAAGACTATTAATCTGCCTATAATTAAATACTGTAAATGACTGTGCTGCACCAACATAAGGATCTGTCGGATCAGTGGAGCTGGATATGTAACGACCCTCATCCTGAACAAAAACGCCCTCAGAGAATGCTGGTTCAAATGTTACCCAACGAACACCAAATTCATCACGGTTTAAGAATGCACCATTTGCACCATGAGAACCAGCAGAATCATAAATGTTTCTTCTTACTGATAAGGTTTCTAAATCAAGACTTAATTTTCCCTGTGTAGACTCATTGAGAGCAGTAATTCCAAGTCCGGGATTTATGGTTCCTATACCAACGGTGCCTAGACCAGTAATTACGACTGTATTTTCTAGTTCAGAATTGAATTGAAACTTTTGTACAGGTGTTGCCGTGAATATACCAACTCTATCTGTTCTAGTATCGGCAGTAAATACAGTTCCACCTACTCCAACATCAAAAGATATTCTTGCGGTAAGAATATCAATATCCAAGTTACCTTCAATGATTACATCTTTCTTGAAGGTAACTTTTTCATAAAAAAGTGCTTCTCCTGTAATATCAATTCCATTGAGACAAGTTTTTCCCCATATGGTTACATTTTCAAATACTGAATCACCAGACCTAGTAAATGTTATGTTTGATGGTACGGGACAATATGCCATTTGTTAATCTCTATTCTGTAGTTTATAAACTAGCGGAAATTCCACCAAAGGATATACCTAAAACATTGCTTTGACCACCAACAATACTACTAACTGCAGAAGCAACCGGTGATGCCGATCCAGCTATTGCCAAATCTGCGGCAAGTGTTCCTGTGAATGCTTTGATAATTGTGCTGGATAATAATGAATCAGCAAGAGGTCCTTTTTTTGTCTTAATATCGACCTCTTGTCCAATAATTTTTACATCTTTAGTTTTATTTTCTTCTTCATATCCAATTCTAATTTTAGGAGATTGGATTATAATTTCACGACTTGCCTCAAGAACTATCTGTTTTCCACTTATTCTTACTGCTCCTTTTTCTGCATTAACTGTATAATCACCTTTATGTGCGATAAAGGCAAATGCGGTTCCACTCTTAGATGCTATATTAGGATGAGATCCTGCCTCAAACTGCATGAATCCTTCACTATAAAATTTTGTAAGACCACTCTCGGTATGTGCCTGAACAAATTTCACATTAGAATCAGTCGTTGACATTAAAGAGAACGCTGCTCTTCCAGGAGTTCCCATTACAGGATTTCCTGTTTCTATTTGAAGTTTTGGTCCATATCCATCAAAAACTCTAGTTTCTTGTGCCATAATCAACTACTAATACAATCAATAACTTTAATGATCTCAGATGGTGGAGGAGTGGTTGTCATTATTGGTCTCAATATTGCTCCACTAATATTTAGAGTGGGTAATCCATTATATGCAAATGGTTTTGGAGTTGCCCTAACAACTCTTCCATTTTTAATTTCAAGATCTACTCCTTCAATTTCTCCCTCAACATCATTACCCGGATCTTCAATAATAATTTCTTCAATAAAGAGTGGCAATTCATCAATTTCTGCAGGATAATTTGCACCTTCACTTGTCACGACAACGGCAGTGATTTGACCAAAAGTCGGTGATGTTGGAACCTCATCGATAATTGCACGACCATATGCACCATAACCTTTATTACAACTATCCTGGAACGTTACAATGGGTGGATCAGTATATCCAAGTCCAGGATCAGTCATTTGTGCCCCAACAATACTTCCAAGTTTGAGAACGTCACCAACAGCATCTTCTGTGTCCACATTATCAACTATATTTCCAAGTAATACATTGCCTGCTCCACCAATACCATCACCACCAAAGAAACTTACGGTAGGAAGACCGCACTTAGTGACGTTTCCAAAATTACAAGGTTCTAATGATGATGATTCTCCAAGTGGTGATCCAAAAATATTCCACTTACCATATGCTTTCTCAAAATCATTTGATAAATTGGTAGCACCTTGTGATATTGCTGTTCCACTGAATACTGTGTTCCACATACTATCTTGATCTTCTTCACTTAAGTCCTTAAGTGGTCCCTGGTCAATCTTAAGTTTACTTGTAGCAGGACAAATTTTTTCATCATCACAACTGAATAAGTTTTGAACTTTTCTTGCTAAACTAATTCCTGTAAGGAGAAAATCTTTTACATTGAAATTGAAAATTCCACCAGTAAAAGCATTTAAGATGTTACTAATTGGTTCAATTAATGGTCCGGCAATTGAATCAACAATATTGACTAAATTGTTAGTGAAGGAACCGACAATTTCTTGTGCGGCACATGCTGTTCCACTAAGAACATTTTTTGCGGCAGCAGTCATAATGTCCGCAAAAGCATCTTTCGCACCCTTCATTACCTTTGTTGCGGCACAAAATAAACCATCAAACATGGTCTTAATCAAAGGAATCATTGGTGCTTCAACCGCAATAATCTGAGGTATTTGGAAAAGAAATGGCGGTGCTTGTAAAATTGTCTCTAAAAGTTTTATTGCTTGTGGTATTAGTTCTGCTAATTTATCCTGAAGACCACCTAACATTGCATTAATAAATCCGTTGGCAGTATCACCAACTACATTCACAACATCTTTTATTTCATTTGAAAGATTTAATACTGCAGAGTCAATTCTTCCAATACGATCAAAAAAGTTTTCTGTATATGCTTCTATTTTTGCAAGAGTATTATCCTTACAAGGATCTGCCATGAAGACTGTTGTTCCAGTCGTTAATGATGCACAAGTAGCCATTTATATTACCTCCTAGTTCGTATTTATGAGATATCCAGGGACTGTCTAGTTTCCTCACGTTCAGCAGGATCATTTGCACGTGCTCTCTCAAGTTCAGCATCAAGTGCCGCACTAAGTGCTGCATCCTCTCTAGCAAGAGTAGCCTCTAATGATTTATCATTACCTGGTGGTTTTTTAAGTTGACCTTTTGCATTTTCGGCATCACCTAAACCGAGTTCTTTAAATTTTTCTTCATTCTTTTTAGCAGGAACGGTCTTATCTTTATTAGTGCATTTGGGTGTTGTTTCAGGAGTTTCATGTCCTGCATTTTCACTAAATTCTTGTTTAGGTCCAAACAAACCTTTTGCTTGAAGATCTCCAAAGTAACCAGATTTTGCATCAAATCTACCTGATCCAAGCACCGTATCTTTAGATTTTGGAAGTATTCCAATAATCATTGATATCCCTCTTTTTCCTCCATACTTCTGTATCAATACAGTGTCTCCCTGAGAAATTCTCATGGACCTGCGACGATTTGCTCCACCGGAACCATCACTATTTGAAGCCATTGCAATCGCATATTCAATATCAGCATCATCAATGTCAGATTCTTTTGAAGAGTAAGTATCAAAAATTGCAACTTTATATCTCCATCCCCAACCACCACCTTTTACTTGATCTTTTTGCTTTTCATAACCCACCACTGTCCCCATTAAGTGAATTGGTGGTTCGCTACTTAAGTTATTTTTCATTATCCTTTATTTTTTTGAGTATACGCTCCGAATGAATCACGCACAAGAGTTAAAGAGGTAAAAGATCTCTTTGAATCAAAATGATGGCATAAATCCAAAATCAAATAGTTTCCACTTTGATTTATATCAAAAGGATTTGCTTCTTTTTTGTCCGTAAGTTTTTCAAATTCACATCGTATTATATCACCGGCAAGTAGATTTAAGTTACATGGCACTGTTATATCTATAATTTGACTCATCAATAAATTATATCTCATTGCTGCCTTAGCAATATATTCTCTTGGATCATTATTTACAGATGTATCGATACCAGGAGACAGTAGACCAACATCCAATATAAATTGATTTGTCTTAGAAAAAGAATTATTTGATTTTACTGGTTTGTAATCAATATCTCCACCCAAACTAGTTTGTAACTCTTCGTTCTCAATTCTGAATATGATTTCAGAGAATTCCGCAGTGCGTGGATTGAAGAATATATTTCTAGATTCATAAACACCAGACTTCATTGCATTCACAATGTTTTGATTTTTTCTGACTGAAAATGAAGCAATTTTGAAATTATTATTATCGTTCTCAGTTCCAGATTTTAGTGCACCGGAATAACGATATGTCTCTTTTGGTTCTTGTTTGATTAGATTATCGATTGCCTTATATTTGAATCCCTCCCTTGTTTGATAAAAGAAAAATCCAGGATTTCCTCTAGGAAAAGTTGACTTTGATCCAAGTTCGATTATTAAGTCAAAAGGTGTATCATTTGCTCCAATAAAAGAATATGAATTTGCAGTTTTATCAAAATTTGATGACGTTTCGTCTATTGTTGTATTGAATGACTGCTGTAAAATCTTTTTTACATTATCCGTTATGTTACCATTATACTTTTTAGAGTCGGCAATATTATAATTTTCGAATCCTTCTTTAGAAATCAAACTCATCATTATAGATTCTCTCTGCGATTCTTGATTCGAATTGATAGCAGCATTATTCAGTAAAGTTCCTTCGAGTTCTCTTATCTTATACTTAATTTCTTCACCACCTGTAATTGGTAAGGTATTATAAATTGAACCCTCCGCATTTCTTTTCTCATCCGTAAGAGAAAAACCACTATCAACGAAAGATAAAGTTGCAGTTATGTTTGGAGATAATAAACTCTCAAAGTAATTAAATTCAACAGTTTTTCCTGCAAGATTGACTTCCTTGCCATTCTTTGTAATAGTTAGTTTTTCGTAAGTTGAACTACTTGCTTTATTTGCCATTATCCTACAATTACTTTTTGTTTTGCTATAATAATAGTCTGTCCACCCTCTTCATCCGTTGATTGATTTATCGTAGATATCTGATTAGATTTTGTTCTATTTTCTGGATTTGATAGTGAAGCTCTGACATCTCCTGAACCCTGTGTATTTGTTGATAAATTCGCTTTAGTCATTTTACTCGCACCTCTTCCGGAACCCAATCTAATTCCAGCAAACCATGATGTTCCACCAGAAGAATGCCAATGTCTACGATAATGAAAACCATTAGTTGTGTTATGATCAAATTGATGCTTCAAACCATCATCAGCAGCAATGCCAACGTGAGTAATAGCACCTTTATTTAATACTCCACCAAGGTCTCTATCTGCTCTCCAGAGTATAATATCCCCTGCTTTAATATTAGATTTAGTTTTTATAACCTGACCCATGTCAGTTCCACCAAATGAAGCCGCAAATGATGGTGCGTTATATGCAATACCCTGTGGTGTATCTAAGTCACCTAGTAGAGTTCTGACATTTGCCATCGGATGACCTGCTTTTCTCAATGCTGCCCTCGTAGTATTTGCACATTGATCTTCAGTTCCCTTTCCCATTCCAATTATTTGTCTCGCACCCTCTAATATTCCACCTGATAGAGGAACGGGAGCATCTTCTCTACCATCACCGATACCAGATATATCAGTTGCTCCACCTCCACTCCCACTAGAATCAGTGGATCCACTTTCATATTTTTTTCTCTCTGCACTAGTGAATTGTTTTTCTGTAAACTCACCAGTCTCTGTGTTTAGAACACCTTCCTTTCCATCTTGCTTTGCAAGAACCTTTTTCTTTCCACCAGCTGCTCCTCTTACCAAATCAATAGCAGGTTTCAGTAACTTAATTATATTTTTCAATGGTCCTGTTTTTTCTGCTAATTGATCAATTAGTCCACCATCACCACTTATTTGACTTAAAGTATCATCTACTCTTTTTCTATCAACATCATATTTCTTCTTATCAAAGTCACCTTGGATGAATCCTATTATTAGATTAAAGCCACTTTGAATGGGGGTAACAAAATTAACAATAGAATCTATAACACCTTTTACCGTTTTCAATATTTGTGGAAGAGAATTGACTAATACTCCGGTTAGTATGAATGAACCAAATCCAAGAATTTTATCAAAAATACTCCCACCAGTCGATGCTATTGTATTTCCTACATCTCCTAAACCATAATCTTGTTTAGTTTCTCTTCTTTTTTCTACTTGCTTTTCTTCCATTTCCTGCTTTCTTCTCTTCTCTTGTCTTGAGATTAGAGCAGAATTTTTTTTCTTCAATCCAATGTAAGTATTATTAGAGTTCTTGAGAAAACTGCTAATATTAGTTACATTTATTTTTAGTTGTTTTACTTGTGTTGCTTCCATATTTTACACAGATATTCCATACATTTCTGGTGTTTTACTTCTCCACATATCAGCAACATTTGTTGAAGGTATTTTTGGAATAGGTGGTTCTGCTGGTCTTGCCGGAGGTGATTTTTCACTATTTAGCATTTGAGGTGGCAAATCCATAGTTACAATATTAGTTTTTTTAGTCTTATTCGGGGTTATATTTCTAAGTAAATTTTTTGTTTTTGGATTACTAATAATATTTCCACCTTTTTCAAATACCCTGAGTTCCGGTCCTTCTTCACCCACAAGATAAGGTGTTCCTGCACTTATAGGACCACCCATTTTTCTTGCTTCAACTGTAGTTGGAGTTAGAGTATTTGATATTTTTGCTTTGTAATCCTCCCTAACTTCCCTATCAACTTTCCTTCTTGCCAATTCATTAGGGTTGGCACCCATTTTTCTTCTTGCACTACCTGATGGTGTTGGTATAATTTCTAACTTACTTTGCTTATCTTTTATTTCTTCATTCATTTGATTTTTGAGTGCATATAATGCTTCTCTTTTTTTCTTCACTTCTTGGAATATTTTTTCTTGATCTTCGTCTCTACCCGTAATTCCTTTTTTAGTTGCTGCTCTACCTCTTCCTCTCGCAGTTCTTCCATCCTTTCCCATTCCAGCGTCTGCTAACTGCTGGTCTAATTGACTATGAGCAATACTATAATCTTCACCACCAGTCACTAAATTTCGCGCTTTTTTTATCAAAAATTCTCCACCCTTATAAATTAATATTCCCGCACCAATTGCCAATATAGCCTTTAAAAATAACGGATTTAACAATAATCCCTTGAGTAGAGGCAATCCTTTCAGAAGTAATCCGACTGCTCCACCAATAAGTTTAACTATCATGGAAATGGGACCAATCAATTTGAGAACAACAACGGCACCCAAAGCACCAAGAACCCATTTATAATGTTCTTTTATAAAATCAAACCATCCCATTAATTTATTTTTATTCGCATCATCAGATAACCAATTAAATACAGTATTAGCAGCAATTCCTGCTCCGATTAATGCAATAAATTCTTTAATTTTATCAAATGCACTTTTTACAGGAGCAAGGACTTTATTAGCTCCAGATTTAACAATACTACCTATCTTCCTGACACTTTCTATTGAACCTTCTTTAAGAGCAAATTTTCTCTTAGATTTTTCTCTTTTTAATGCTTTATTTTTTTCATTCTCATCAGCAATTCTCATTGCAAAATCCAGAGCAAGTTGCTTTTGAATTTCTACAAGAATTGTATTTGTTTCTAATAATGTATTTTCTATTGATGATTGTGCTTCTAATGCAGGAGAACTTGCTGATCCTGTACTTCTAATTTTTATTTTACTTACTTTTAATTTTGGAGTAGCCTTAGAAATTTTTGATGCACCAGAAGACAAAGGAGAGGATATATTTCCCTTCCCTATCTTTGGTGCCGTAAAATTTTGACTACTAAATGCCATTCTGTTGCTGTGCCTTTAGGTTTTCTTCTTCAATGTATTGTTCAAGAAGAGCAAGATAAATCTCTTTCTCCCACGGAATCATATTTTCTATCTCTGTTAATGAGTATTTATGATGCTGAATCAATGCAAAATTAATCTTATAGTATGACTCAAGATTCGTATGAGCCATACCTAACTGAAAAAACTTGCTAATCCTTCAAGAACAACTTCAGACTCGACACCAGTCTCTGGATTCTTTACAGAAATTGTATGAGACAATTTTGGCATTGTAACAAAGAAAGATTCAATCTGCTTAAATTGTTTACTATTCAGTTGATCTACAAAATCAGTCAATTCCTTTTTAGAGCAATCAGAAGCATTCCAACTCTCTTCCTTATCATAGACCATATCAATACATGAAGTAATCATATTCAGTGATTGATTAACATCACTGATTTCTCCACCTACCTCAAAATTACTATCAATGAATTGATCAAATGAAGGATACTTCAACTTCATTGAGTATGTATCATCTAACTTAATAATATTTTTGTGATCCTTATTCTTCTTAACTTTGATTGAATCAATTTCAATTTCCATTTCAACTGTTGTTTCATTATCATCAGGGCAGGTGATATTTACTTCTACAGTTTCCCCGACAGATTTTGAACGAACATTTAAGAAAAGATACTCAATGTCAAAAGTTGCAAGGTTTTGAACCTTAACTCCTCTCGTTATAATACAATCATTGAGAATCTGAACAATACCATTAGAAATTTGTTTTGAATCTTCAGATTCCAATGCCATCAATAGAATTTTTTCTTCCTTAACCAAGAAAGGACGATACTTTATTTTCTTTCCAGTTGATGGTAATTCCAACTCATAAATTGGAGTATTTATTTTTGGTAAAGGCATTTTAAAAAATACAATTCAGTTTAAGTTATTTATTGTGGAATTCAGACTTTTACAACGTATCTATCATAGTTAAATGATACATTCACTTTTAACAAATCAGCAGCACCATATGAAACAGGTATTGATGTCATCGATTTTGGAAAAGCATTATAAAACTGATAAGTTATTTTTCTGTTTGGATTTACTTCAATATCTTTTTCAAATTTTGTAATGTGCATCGTATCACACTTATAAGTATCAGGATATTGAAATCTTCTATAGTAATTACGAGTATTTGGATTATCAGTACCAGCAGATGAAATGAAGTCCATCCATCCTTCAAACACTTTCAAATTATTATAATCATTATCAACATAAAAGGTAAAATCAATATCAGTATATAATCTCGTATGTGCAAATTCTTGGGGGATACCCATGAAGTCACCCTTTACTTCGGCAGTTGCAAAAGAAGTTGTGGGAAGAGATGCTTCAGAACATAAAAGACCTGTTTTTCTACAAATAAAATTTGCTGCATCAGGAACGTTAAATTTTCTTATGTGTTTCAATACAGAATCATTTAAGGTCGAAAAACTTACTTCGTATTGATTTGATAATGCTATTCTACCGAATATTTCTTGAGCATTCCTCATAGGAATAGCTTTTGGTCTCGGACTTGCCACTCTAAATACCTATACGACTACTTTATTATTAGTTATTTAGATGTCATATAAGGGAAAATATCAACCATCATATCCTAAAAAATATAAGGGTGACCCTACAAACATTGTATACCGTTCTCTCTGGGAACGCAAGTTCATGGTCTACTGCGACAAGAATGAAAATATTTTAGAATGGGGTAGTGAAGAAGTTATCGTTCCATATCGTTCACCCATTGATAATAGATATCATAGATACTTCCCAGACTTTTATATTAAGGTCAAAGAATCGAATGGTAAGATCAAAAAGATGATTATTGAGATCAAACCATTTAAACAATGTATCGAACCTAAAGTCAAAACAAAAAAGACCAAAGGATATATCTACGAAGTTATAGAATATGCCAAGAATCAGGCAAAATGGGGTGCTGCTAAGGAGTGGTGTTTGGATCGTGGTTATGAGTTCAAGGTTCTTACAGAAAATGAGTTAGGTATCAAATGACATTCTCACGTCCGACAGATGATCAAGAGAATCGTGTGCGTGGTGTGATTAACGATCTTATCGGAGTAGAAACTCCTGATGATATTATGGAAAATTTGATAGGAGTTTTATCTGAAGGTTCTAAGATTCCCACGGCAGGTAACTATTATACCTTCTTTTATAATGCCAAGACAACAGGAACACAATATGACGAACATCCTCTCGTGGCAGTGACAGATGTATTCTCTTGGGGATTTCGTGGAATCAACTTTCACTGGGGTGACAGAAGACAATATGATTACAATCAAATCGTTGGTGGACTCTATAAAATCTACCCAGAAGAGATGAATGATGTCATAGAGCTCGGTTTTGCTAAAGTTCGTTCTAAATAGTTAGAAAAAAGATAGATGGGAAGAAGCAAACAAAAAGCAAAAGAAAGAGCATCTGCAGCAAAGAGAAGAGCAGGTGCTCAAAAACCTAAAATGGCTTCTTTTAGAGAAGATGCTGTAGAAAATAGAGCATTACAGGTGCAGAATGGAGCTAGTGCTTCTGCTTTAGTTAAAAGTGGTGGTAAGACTCAAGTTAGTCCTCCATTACCTAGTTCGAGCCCAAATAACACTAATGAACCAGTTCAGGAACAACCAGCCACTCTTCCATCAAGACCACCCACTCAAACAAAAAAATCTATTCCACCAAGAAGTTTAAGATATCCCGTTAATGAAGAGATACACAATACAACTGATTACTTGAAAATAGACATAGTTGAATATAAACCTGTTGGAAAAAAACTTGTTTCAAGTCCTGGATCAAGAAGAGCAAATGGAAAAAATATATTACATAGTATAATTTTACCTATTCCACCAAATATTCAGGATGGAAATGCGGTTAGTTATAGTGACTCAAGTATGAATGGTCTTACTGCGGCTCTTGCCGGTGGATCTACAGATTTAATGAAGGGTTTACCAGAAGTATTGTCAGGAAAGAAAACAATTGGAGAAGTGGGGGGTGATTTGGGTAAAAGATTGGAACAATCTGGTTTAGATTTAGGAACAACACAAGATTTAATTACAAAACAACTAGCAGCATCTGCAGCAAGTGTTTTTGGTGGTAATGTGTCATTATCTCAATTACAAGCTAGACAAGAGGGTAATATTTTCAATCCAAATATGGAACTTCTATTTAATGGTCCAACTCTGAGGTCCTTTAGATTTTCCTTCAAAATGACACCAAGAAGTCAAAATGAGTCAATAGCAGTAAGAGATATCATAAACACTTTCAAACGGTCTATGGCACCAAAAACCATGACAACAGGAACAGGAAATAGTCAAAGTCTATATTTAAAAACACCTGATATTTTTGAAATCAGATACAAAAAAGGTGTTGATGATCATCCATTCCTTAATACATTTAAGCAGTGTTTTCTTGAGAATATGTCGGTAAATTACACTGGAGAGGGAACTTATGCTACTTATGGAGACGGAACACCCATCTCCTTAGTTATGAACCTAAGTTTCAAAGAACTCGAACCAATTTATGATATTGATTATGATGATGATACAAGTGGATCAAAAAGAAAAACAGGAGTTGGATTCTGATGGGATACTTTAGAGAACTACCGGAATTAGAATATCAGTCTTTTCTATCCGATGCAATTTCATCAAAAGAATATTTAACGGTCAAAAACTTATTCAGAAGAAATAAGTTACGTGATGATTTACAGAATGTTTTTACGATTTTTGACAAGTATGAGGTCGTAGAGGGTGCCAGACCTGACATGGTAGCAGAAGAATTTTATGGTGATGCCGAACTTGATTGGGTTGTTCTAATGACTGCCGGTATCATTAATGTTAGAGATGAATGGCCATTATCAAACTATCGATTATATCAGTATGTCGAACACAAATATGGTATTTTGGAATTAAATGAAGTTCGTTACTATGAAACAAAAGAGATTAAAGATTCAAATGGAAGATTAATTCTTCCTGCAGGAAAAATTGTCGATGAAAATTTTGTCTTGAATTATAGTGATAATGGAAATAAAGTTTCTGTATCAGGTCTTAATTTAAGAAGAGGAGTTTCAAATTGGGAATATGAAACTATTGAAAACAATAAAAAATCCTCGATTTATTTACTAAAACAAGGATATTTACAACAATTTTTAAATGATATGAGAGAGATTATGATTTATGGTTTATCCTCAGAATATGTGAACGAATCACTAATTAGAACTGAGAATACCAAAGTCACAATCAATTAAATATTAGACTATAGTAAGCTGCAATAACCAAGAGGGTCAGGCAGCCCCTCTCGTAGGTCCATCTCATTTAGTCTGCTGCGAGTGCGGCAAAGTATGAGAGAGTATCATCATCGTCGTCAGACTTTGTAGGAGCAAGACTATCAAGTTCTTCCTTCATGGACTGAGGCACAGAATTGCTCTCACCACGATTCTGTTGACGGAACTCTTCTTCTTCCTGAACGGATTCTTGGTCTTGGAATTTAGGAGTGCCCTTGATACCAAGAACATAGTCAAGACGCTTCTTCAGATCATCATAGGACTTGAATTGGTCTGCATTGGTGAACTCTTCTAGAGAGAATTCCCTCTTCCAGATTGCTTCCATAGCATCATCATCTTCAAGCAGTGCATCCTGACGTGCGAACTCAGAAGAGTCATAGTTGCGATAACCGGCAACATTCTTTGCCTTCAACTTGAAGTTAGCACCCTGCCAGAAGTCAAATGGATCGATTGCTTCCTCATCTTCAAACTCAGGTTGCATTGCGGCAGTGATTTTATCAAAGATTTTCTTACCGAATTTATAAAGCATTACCTGACCTTCGTTAGAAGGATTAGCAGGATCTTTTACGACATAGATGTTTGCGACATAAGTCAGTTTACGTTTCTGCTTACGTGCTTGATCTTTACCAGAATCAGTGCCGTTGTTCCACAGCATCGTGTTGTATTCTGACATTGGGTCCTTCTGACCCAGAGTGGTCAGAGAGTTTTCGATGTACCATCCACCAGGACCCTGAAAGGCATGGGAGTACAGTTTGACGAACGGCAGATCTTCACCTTCAGGAGCAGGAAGGAAACGAATAACGGCATAACCGTTACCACCTTTGTCTACTTCCAGTTTCCACAGACGATCATCGCCTGTACTACCTGCATTGTTCATCTTTTCGACTTCCTTGACCAGTTTTTGGGTCAGGGAGCCCAGTTTGGATTGCTTCTTAAGATCAGCAAAAGACATTTAGATTACCTTGGATTAGTTTGGATGTTTTGGATTTACTCGGATAGTATAGCAGAAATTCTCTCAGTCGTCAATATAGTCTTTGAGAGATTTGATTGTAGCATTCATACTACTGAATAAAGTCATCATATCAGTCTCTGGTGGGAAACCCATCATTGAAACTGATTTACGTAGATTCTCTTTCATCTCGATAGCCTTTGGGTCATCGGAAAGAGATAGTCTAGTATACATCACTTGCTGTTTTTCAAGCAAGGTTGTAAGTATTTCAACGTGCTCAAGTTTTTGTTCACGGGACATCGCACCGAAAGTAATAAAACTCTCGTAGATTTTTTCTTGCATTTCATTGATTTCACTCAGTTCTTCCTGAATGATTTCAGAATCAAAAAAGTCACTCATCTACAAGGTCCCGCAAAATTTTCTTAAACTTGAATACATCAATATTTAGAAAGGGAGAATATTTTTGGAGTTTTAAACTTACGGTTTCCCATACAGGATCTTTCAGTTTCTTATCAAACTTCTTTCTGAATGAGAATATTCTATCATAGATTACAAAAGTTTCAAGACTTATGTCTCCACCAAGAAATCTTTTTAAGATTGTTGGATGACCTTTCGAACAACTGAATAGATTCTCGAATTCGTTGTTCGAGAGTAATTCGTTGCTTTGTTCTTTGAACAAGTAAGTCAAACTCTGTTGTCTCTTTGTCCAGTCTGCGTAAGTTCTTTCTCCAGAACTGATAATTTCTCCAATCCATAAGTTTTGTGGGTTGTCGGCGTATGCGAAATTAGATACAAGAAATTTTACAACTTCTTCATCATTATATTTACGACTAGTTTTCTCGAACCAATACTT